TCAGTCGGTTAGAGCATCGGACTCATAATCCGCCGGTCCCGGGTTCAAGCCCCGGTGGCCCCACAAACCATCCGCAACGAGACCGTTCGGCTCCAGGAACTTAGCCGGCGCAATTCCAAGGAATTGCCCGGCTTTTTCCATATCCGCGATGGTCCAGGATGTGACACCGCGCATCTTCTGCGATATGAGCGTGCGCGACACGCCGAATGCGCGAGATAAGTCAGATTGATTTTTGTTGCGTAGTGCAAGTGCAATTCGCATGTTTACGCTGATTACGTCTTCGAGTGAAACCGTTGTGGCTGTTGTGCTTATCGTTTGTGTAGTCATGCTTCACAGTATACAGCATGTAAAGCGTGACTACTCATATTCCGTCTATTTGAGCTCATAGAGTGTAAAGGCTAGCTTCTCAATGTGTATTATGTGAAGCATGACTTCTCAAATTGTCGCAAATGGTGCATGTGAAGCGGTAGACCTTCTGTGCCGTGAAAACAACGTGAGCCGTGCTGAGCTTGCCCGTGAGCTGCATATCACCAGATCGGCCATGTCTCAGAAGATGACCGGCAGAACCGTTTTTACGTTGCATCAAATCAGAAAGATTGCCGACTACTTCGGCGTGTCCGTGGACTCCCTGCTCGGCCGCGAGCCGTTGGAGGTGGCGTGATGGATTGGTCGGTTCTGCTTGTGGCCCCGTTAGCGTTGTGCGTCATAGTGGCCCTGCTGTTCGGGATTATCGACGGGCTTTACTCGATGATCGAGTCGTTTTTTGACTTCGATTGGTTTGGCCTGTTGCTGGGGAGCCTACTGTTTCTGTTTTCGCTGGGTGTTCCACTCGCTTTGTTGTACGGGTGGTTGCATCAATGAGATCATTAGCATATCCCGTTTCGGATGGCGCGGTATCCGTTTTTGCTGAGCCATCTTTCGGCGTTGTCCATTCCGTCTCCGTCTTTGGGGCGATTGGTTGTTTTGACTGTGCGTCGCTGTGGCGCTATGTCAGTGAATTTGCCGAACAGTTCGCCGCTTTTGTACTGCATTCGCTTACGAGTTTTGCGGTCGGGCTTGACGTAGGTTCTGATCCGGTTGGCGACCACGCCGAGCGCGTCGATACGGAATCGTTCGATGTGCCGGACATTGACGTTGTTGTGGGTCGTGTAGGACACCACGACGTCCTCGGCCCCGGTCAGGTAGAGGTTGAAGCTCTCGCCGGGCATGAGCACGTTGCTGGGTGTTTCAGAGCCGGTTGGAATCATTTTCGCCGATGCCGGCGGTTTGATGAACACGAATTGTATGAGCAGGCCGCATCCGCCGACGTTCTGGAACCGCACCATGCTGGTACCGTCCACGTCGCAGACCTTGCCGACGTTGAGCAGGCCATCCATGACGCGGGAGCGGTTGAGGTTCCAGGACGCTACCGCTGCAGCAAACGATATGCACGTGACCACGGACGCGGCGAGACCAATCCAATCCATCACTTCGTTCATGCCAATAAATCTACCAATGGAGGTGCTGATGCCGTATTTGAGTCCTGAGTCGAATCGCGACACGTTCGACGTGTCCTGCAACCTGGCCGGCCGCGCCGGCAACCCCTACAGGTTCCGTGTCGTCGCTTTTGTGCGCGGCCAGTTGTGGGATGTGGATGGGTTGTCGATGGGTGAGTTGGTGACGATCAACCGCGAGATCGCGCGGTCCATCAGGGAGGCCAGGCATGCGTGCGCTTTATAAGGGGTTCATGTGTTTCTGTGCCATATTCTGCGCTCTGATCCTCGCAGCTGTCGGCTTCTGGAGCGTCATGGGTGTGGCGCTGCTGTGTGGCGCGATGGTGGTCGCTGATGTGCCCGAGCGCGTGTCCGCCCGTGTGAATCAGGGTCGCGAATGAGGGGCGTGCGCAGGGTGTGCCAGTTTCTGGCGTTGCTGGTGGTGTCGCCGCTGGTGTTGCTGGCGTTCGGTGTCGCCATCGTGTTCGTTGGTTTGGATGATTTTCTGGGATGGAGCGACTGATGAGCGATGATAAGCCGCATTACGAGTTCGCGTCGGCCAAGACCTCGGCCGGCGCGCTGGCCCTGTTCATCACGCCCGTCATTGGACGGCGCCGGTTGCATACGCGGTCTTACGTTCTGCTGCCTGACGAGGTGCGCGCCCTGATCGCCTGCCTCGACATCCTGCCCGACCCAGACCCCGTGCCCGAGTAGGGCGAATCATGCCCGGTAATGGGCGAACGGCTGTGATGGGGCGTATCGGCTACCCCTAGCCATGCGAATTGCCCGGTTGAGCACGGGAAGTCGAGCCGCCTTACCTCGGCGGTATCTGCGAGACGAAAATGAGGTCACCGACCCAGCGAGTCGCCGGTTAAGGCGGAATCGGGCGGCATATCCGCGCTTTGAGTGTGTGCGTGGGGCTCGTTTGGGGACCATTCCCGGCGGCTTCGGCCGCTCTTGCGTTTCGATGGCTCGGCTCCGACCGAAACATGTGCGAGACCCGACCATGAGGCTTCTAGACCGAGACTGATTCCCTCGCGCCCCGGTCTGGAGGCTTCTTGGGTCTTGACCTCTCCAGCTCTCACCAACCGAAACCTACAAGAGAAACCAAGGAAGGACAAAGGATATGACGGGTGAGAACGCACAGCAACGCTACGAACACATGATGCGCACCGCCATCGCCAGGAACCTGCACAAGCTCTCGGCGTTCGTTGAATCGGGCGGCAAATGGGTCAGCCGTGAGGTGATGTGCAACTGGTGCGGCATGCAGGATCGTGAATTGCAGTACTGCTTCACCGCCGCGAACGTGCCCCGTTACGACCACAAACAGTTCCGCACCAAGATGTACGACGCTTCGGCCGCGTTGAAGGCACTGGCGTTGTGGTCGGGCATGAGGCAGTGGGCCTAATCATGGCTTCGCGCGTCAAACCCGGCATCGAGGAGGCGTTGAGCGTGTGGGCCGACCCATACGACGCCATGACCCTGCTGACGGACATCGCCGGCAGGGTCAAGGCCATGAGCGCGCAGGTCGGTTTGCAGGTCCTCCAACCGCAGGAGGCGCTCAAACCGTTGGGCCTTAAACGAGCCGTCGAGCTGGCCGCGCTGGCCGCCCAGTGGCCGGATATGGGCGTGGTCAAGTCCGGCGGCGCATGGTGTCTGGACGCGCGACAGTTTGGTTTGTGGGCCGAGGCTCGCGTGTCGGTGTTGAGGCGCAGGTGCGGCGGCCAGCCGTCCGCGCCGGCACCGCAGTCGCGGGCGTTGTATTAGGGAGGATTGCATGGCATCGAGTTACCTGACCCGTGCCGAGGTCGCCAGATTGCTGAATGTGAGCGTGGCGACGTTTGACCGCATGAGGGCGGATGGGCGGTTCGACGTGCATCCGGCCATGTGGGGCGGCGTGAGGTTGTACTACCTCAAGAGCGACGTGATCGGCTGGATGGGGAGGAATCGCAAATGAGCACCAGACGCAGGCAGATACCCGCCTCGGTCAGGGAGACGGTATTCAGGGCATACGGATCATCGTGCTGGCTGCGGTTTCCCGGATGCGACATAAGGGCCGACACGCTCGACCACATCTATCCCGACCGGTTGGACGGATCGGACATGCCGCGCAACCTGCGTCCCGCATGCCGGCACTGCAACTCGGCGCGCCACGACCGCCTGATCCAGGGGCGAGGCATCATGGCCGCCATCCACCTCACCACGCCATACGAGGACGGTGTGGCCGTGCCCGACGGCGCGCTGTTGCTGGACTGGAGGGACTGCTGGAGGATGGTCGGCGTGGACGGCAACACGGGCTGGATATTGATGCAGGGCATGTGGAGAGGCCTGGTCTACGAGGCGTTGCGCACGCCGAACATGATGCCGCTCGTGCTCGCGCCGCCGCCGGACACGACGGCATCGCAGGTGCGCGAATGGATACGACTCGGCTACCAGGTCGAGTGCGGGCCTATCGGCAAGCACACCGTGCGGGCCAGCTCGTGCGAGGCCGAGGCGAGGGCGTGGCAGTCGTGGCGGCGCTCGTGGCTCGGCCAGACCACCATCGACCGGCTCATGATCGAGCGCGAGGCCGACTGGCGTCGCTTCGGGCTGGTTTTTTAGAGACGCGCGCGCATCGAAATTAGCCCGCGCCTCTTTCGGTATCTCTCCGAACGGAGACAAAAAAATTCCGCGAACCGGCAAAGCACGCGGAATCATTGGGTTTGTTCACGATTGACTATCACATGATCGGAGGACAACCATGCCTGTTTTCGATGGGATGGAGGACGCCGGACGCGTCGTCGGCTACCAGGAACGGGCGATCGACGAGTTCACGGCCAAGTTCAGGGACGAACACGACGAGCTCGACGGCTATTCCAAGCTCCTGCTCTCTTCACTGAAATCAATCGCGCAGAATATCGACGTGCAGAACCGCAAGGGCCGTGAGATAAGCCGCAACGTCGCGAGCATGCTCGACCTGATCCGCCAACTGCACGAATGGGACGCCAAGGCCGCGACGGAGACAGGAGAGCTGCCCGACGAGACCAAGCGGCTGCTGGAGGCCATGAGCCTATGAGACACGAGGCCGAACCGAGATATCTGACGCCGCGGGACGAGTCGTTGGACACGGACGGCGGCGCGGTCGCGGCGGTGTCCGAGGCGTTGGGACACCCGCTGTTGCCGTGGCAGCGGCTCGTCGCGGACATCGCCGGCGAGTACCGCGTCGAGGACGGCAGGAAGATACTCACGCATCCGCGCGTGATCGTGACCGTGCCCCGCCAGGCGGGCAAGACCACGCTCGACGAGGCTAGGCATATACGCTCCCTGCTCATGGGCCCGAACCGCATGGGCTGGTACATCGCCCAGCGCGGCATGGACGCGACCGCGAGGTTCAAGCAGGTCGTGAAGGACATCCAGAAATCGCCCGCGCTGGCACCCTTGTTGGCCGATGTGAAATACTCGGCCGGCGACATGGGCCTGACGTTGGCCAACGGCAGCGTGTTCCGCCCCTCTCCGCCGACCGACAGCGCCGGCCATGGCTTCCAGGGCGACATGATCACGTTGGACGAGGCGTGGGCGTTCGACGCCAAGACGGGTCAGGCGCTGCTCCAGGCGTTCGTTCCGACCACCATCACCCGTCTACAGCTCATGGGACAGCAGCCGCAGCTGGTCATCATGAGCACCGAGGGCACGGCCGACAGCACGTTTCTGAACCCCATGCTGACGGAATGCCGTCGCGGCCTTGCCCCGAAAAGCTGGGCGTTCATCGACTACGGGCTCGGACTGGACGACGACCCCGAGGACTTGGACGCGGTGTGGCGCAGCCATCCGGGGGCCGGCCACCTGTTCAACCGCCGGCAATTGCAGGGGTTCCGCGACGAGTTCAAGGGCTCCCCGACCGGTTGGCGGCGAGCGTTCTGCAACATCCGCGACGACGGCAGCAATGAGCGCGTGTACACGCAGGACCTCTGGGACATCTCCTCGTGCGAGCCCATAGACCTTGACGGTTTGGAGCCGGGGACGTTCGCGTTCGGCGTCGCTGTGGACATCGACCAGTCCGCCACCAGCGTCGCCGTCGCCCACAACGGCAAGGACGGACTGCGCGCCGGCATGGTGCGCGTCCTGCCCGGCACGGCCGGCGCGCTCGAACTGCTGGCCGACCTGTCCGACCGCTACCACGCGCCCATAGCGCTCGACCCCAAGGGGCCCACAGCGCCGCTGGCCGACCGTCTGCGCCATGACGGCGTCTGCCGACTGGCCGACCTGCCCGCGACTGAACTGGGTATGACCGGCCTGACCTATCTCGAGATGCTGCGCCAGGGCACCGCGTTCCACGCGCCCGACGAGCGGCTCGACCAGAGCGTGGCCGTGGCCGTGCGCCGCTGGGCGGGCGACACCTGGTACCTCGACCGCCGCCAGTCGCCCGGCGACGTGAGTCCCATCGAGGCCGTCCAGCTCGCCGCTTGGGCGGCGCTGCACCCGCCCAAGCGCGTCCGTATGATGCTGTTCTGACGTGAGGACGTTTGAGGACGTTTGATGAGCTTTGAGGACGTTTGAGGACAGCCGGTTTGCCTCGGCGGCGCGCGGGCGCGCATCATGCGTGGCATGGGATTCAGAGACCGTTTCGCCAGCCTCATGGCCAGAAGCATGCCGGCCGTGACCGCCGCGCGGCGGGAAACGCCCGCGCCTCCGTCGCTCCCGGCCCGCATGCCCGCCGACCATGAGCCGACCGGCCTTATCCAGGTGTTCCGCGCCGTGCAGGTCCTCGAGACCGCCGTGAGCGCCCTGCCGATCGTGCAGCTCGACCGCGCCGGCCGCCAATCCATAGCCGACGGCATCGTCAACTCGCCCTCGCTGGATATGACGCGCCGCGAACTGGTGTCCTACCTCGTCGCCTGTCTCGCGACCGACGGCAACCTGTTCCTGCTCAAACGCCGCGTGGGCGACAAGGTCATCGACGTTATGCCGCTTCCGCCGCGCGAGGTAGCCGTCACCGACATGTCGGCCGACCCCCGACGCTCCGACATCCGCTACTCGTGGCGCGGTCTCACGTTCGGCCGCGAGGACGTGATCCACAAGCGGCTCGTGGCCGTCCCCGGCCGTCTGCGAGGGCTCGGCCCGATCGGCTCGTGCCGCGTCGAGCTGGAGGGCATGGCCGACACGCGCGATTTCGCCGCGAACTGGCGTGAGGAGGCTGGCGTGCCGTCCGGCATCTACACGACCGAGGTCGAAATCAGCGACGAGGAGGCCGACGACGCCAAACGGCGCATCATGTCTGCTAAAAGCGGCCAGCCGCTGGTCCTGGGAAAGAACGTGCGCTACGCGCGCACCCTGCTCAGCCCCGAGGACATGCAGTTCGTGCAATCGCGCCAGTTCGACGGCGTCCAGGTGGCCCGACTGTTCGGCATCCCCGCCAACCTCATGCTCACCGGCACCGACGGCTCCAGCCTGACCTACACCAACATCGAACAATCTTGGATCGAGTTCAGCTCGTACACGCTCGCCGCGTACGCCGACCCGATCTGCGAGGCCCTGGGCGAGCTCCTGCCCGGACGGCGCGCGGTCGCCATGGACTGGGACAGCTCCCGCCGCTCGGACACCGGCACCCGGTACGCCGCCTACAAGACCGCGCTCGAGGCCGGATTCCTGACCGTCGGCGAGGTGCGCGCCCGCGAGGGCCTCGCCCCGCTCGAAACCCAACCAGACAAGGAGACCAGCAATGCCCAATGACCTCATGGCCCGCCGCGAGCTCACCATAGGAGGCCTGTCCCTACGCGCATCCGATGCGAGCGGCGACGGACGCACCATCGAGGGCGTGGCCGTGCCGTTCAACACGCGCTACAAGCTTTGGGGCGACTACGCCGAGGTGTTCGATCCCGACACCGACTTCGGCTCGCGCCAGAGCGTCAAAATCAGCCGAGGACACGGCGACCTCATCGGCAAGGTGACCGACATGCGCGCCGAACCCGACGGACTGCACATCACCGCCCGCCTGTCCGACACCCCGAGCGCACGCGAGACGGCCCAGCTCATCCGCGACGGCGTCTACGACGGCCTATCTGTAGGCTTCGCCCCGGTCGAGAACCGCACGGAATACACCGACGACGGCATCACCGAGGTTCACCGGCGCAAGGTCGACCTATTCGAGGTCGCCGTGACCGGCATCCCCGCCTACCCCGACGCGGCCATCACCGGCCAGCGCGACGCGACCAACACGCAAACCACAACCACCACCACTGAAAGGAACACCACCATGAACATCGAGGACATCCTCGAGAAAATCCAGACCATGGACGAGCAGACGCGCTCGGCATTGGCCGACCTGTCCGCCCGCGTCGACAGGCCCGCGCCGTCCGCGCTCGGCTCCCAGTGGCGCTCGGCCGGCGACTACCTCAAAGCCCTTGAGGCGGGCGACGAGCAGGCCGTCGAATTCCAGCGCGACGCGCGCGACCTCATCACCAGCCCCGACGCGCACAACGCGAACGTGTGGGTCGCCGACCAGATCAGGCTCGTGCAGTCCCGCCGCAGCGTGGCCAACATGTTCGTCCACCAGGCGCTCCCCGCAAGCGGCATGACCGTGGAATACCTGACCCTGGGCACCGACACCATGAAGGTCGCCAAGCAGGCAACCGAAGGCGACGCCCTCGCGTTCGGCAAGGTCACGCTCAGCTCGCAGACCTCCAACGTCGAGACCTACGGCGGCTACACCACGCTGAGCCGCCAGGTCATCGAACGCTCGACCGCGCCCGCCCTGTCAACCGCGTTGCGCGCCATGACCATCGCCTACGCGACCGCGACCGAGACCGCCGCACGCGACTACCTCGCCTCCGCGATCGCCGGGGCCACGGCCAACCAGATCACCACCCCCGCCGCGCCGTCCTCACTGACGGCCGACCAGTGGATAGGCGTCATCATAGACGCGGCCGAGGCCGTCGACGCGCGAGGCGCGCAGATTGGCACACTCGCAGTCGGCAAGGACGTGTTCACCGCCATGGCCAAGCTCACCCGCTCAGGAAACGCCCTCATGGACGTGTCCGGCCGCGGCTCGGACACCATCGGCACCATGGACCTGAGCGACGTGACCGGCCAGGTGTTCCGCGTCGGCGTGCGCATGCTCCCCGGAGCCGCAGCGGACACCGCCGCGTTCATCGACCCCGAGGCATTGACCATGTGGGAGGCCGGCGGCCCCTTCCAGCTCCAGCAGATGAACGCGCGCGCCCTGACCGACGACTACGCCGTGTACGGCTACGCCGCGTTCGGCACCACGTTCCCCGGCGGCATCGCCCCGCTCGCCTCCGCCTGATCGCGAGACCGACCATGGCCGACGAACAGCAGAAGGACGAGCTGACCGAACGCCTCACGGCGTTCGTCGACGCCACCGACTTCGACGCGGACGCCATCGCGGACAGCCTCGAGACGGCCCGCGCCTACCTCGTCGCACGGTTCCCCACACGGTTCGAACAACTCGCCAAGCCCATCCGCGACGACATCGTCGTCACCGTCGCCGCGGACCTGTACGGGCAGAAGGACGCGAGAAGCGGCGTGATGGCCGTCGCCAGCACGGACAGCGTCCAACCGTTCCGCGTCAGCGGCGACCCCCTGCGCGCCGCGTGGCCGAAACTTCGGGCGGCCGGGCTCGCCGTCGGACTGGGGATCGCATGATCGCGGACGAAATCAGGGCACTGGCCGCCCAGCTCGAACACGCGGACATCATCGACCGCGCGGTGACCGACGCCGCGCAGGTCAAACCCGCGCAGGGCAGGGTCACCGCGCTCATCGGCCCGCCATCCATCCAATGGGAGCAATGGGACGAGCACGCCACGAGCTTCGACGTGTGGCTCATCGCCGGCACCATGGGCTCGCAGGCCGACGCGCTCGACTCCATCTACACAGCCATCGACCAGCTCGAAACCCTCCAGGAGGCGAACCTAATCCAAGCCGAGCCCGCCGGCTTCAAACGACCCAACGGCGACACGCTCGCCGCATACAAACTCCAAATCAACCGAGAGGAATAGATTATGCCAACCAAGAACAGGACGCTCGGCCCCGGCTCGCTCACCATCGGCGACACCGGCACCCCCAAGGACTTCAGCGGCGACTGCACCAACGTCACCGTGACCCCCGACACGAGCACCGACGACGACATCACCTACCTCGACGGCGGCACCGAAGGAGGCGCGCAGACCACCAGCTGGAAACTCGAGGGCACCCTCAAGGAGGACTACAGCGCCGACGGCCTCCAGGCATGGTGCCTCGAACACGCCGGAGAGACCCTGCCGTTCGTGTTCGTCCCCTCCGACAAGGGCACGCTCGAAATCAACGGCAACACCACCATCGCGCCCGTCGCGTTCGGCGGCGACGTGAAGTCCAAGAACGACATCGACTTCAGCTTCGCCGCGACCGATATCGCCACGGCGGCCAAGGCCTGACATGGGCGACTTCCGGCTCAGCCTGGACGCGCGAGGCCTCTCACGCCTCGCCCGCACCCTCAAACAGGCCGGCGCGGACATGCAGGACCTCAAGGCCGCCTACAAGCGGGCCAGCGACGCCGTCAAGCCACGCATCCAACAGGCCTCGCCATCACGGTCGGGCCGTCTGCGCTCCAGCATCCGCTCGGGAGCGACCCAACGGGCCGGCGTGGTGCGCGCCGGATCGAAACGCGTCCCCTACGCGGGACCAATCAACTTCGGCTGGCCGGGACACAACATCACCGGACAGCACTTCATGGGCGAGGGACTCGACGCCTCACGCGACGAGGTCGACGACATCTTCGCCCAGGCCATCGAAAAGGCGTTGAGCCAAGTGAAAGGAGAATAGCCATGGCCAAGACACGACCCATGACCATCACCATGGACGACGGCACCGAACACAAGGTGCCCATCACCGCGTTCGCGCAGATGAAAGCCGAGGACAAGGCCCAACGCGAGGGCTGGGCCGGAGGCTTCCAGAGCCTCAGGGCCACCATGTACGCCGCCTACTGGATGCTGCGGTCACGCCACCAGGTCACGGACGGCTTCGAGCGTTGGGCGTCGCACGTCGACGGCATCGCCGCACCCGCACCGGACGACGACACCGACGCCAACGACGACGGCGAGGACGACGACCCAAAATCCTAGACGCATGGCCCCAGGGGAGCCTGTGCGAGCTGAGCTGCGTGCTCGCGGCGCGCTTCGGCGGCACCCCATGGCAATGGCGCGCCCATGCCGACGAACGCGACTGGGGCACCGCCATGGCCCTCCTGGAAACAGAACAGGAACAGCTCGAGGAAACGGAACGCAAGACGGGGAGGTGAACGATTGGCATCGAAAAGCACGACCATCAAGGTCAACATCACCGGCGACGCGAGGGACGCGCTCAAGGCCATCAACCAGACCACCGGCGAGATGATGACCATGCAGCAGAAGACCAGCACAGCCGTCTCCGGCATGGCCAACGCCATCGCCTCGTCGGCCGTGGTCGGCAAGATCACCGAGATCGGCAAAGCCGCCATCGACGCGGCGGCCGACCTCGAACAGAGCATCGGCGGCGTGGACACCGTGTTCAAGGACGTGTCCGCGCAGGTGCACGCCTGGGCCGAGGACGCCGCCCAGACCCTCGGCCTGAGCCAGAACAGCTACAACGAGCTCGCCACCGTCATCGGCTCGCAGCTCAAGAACGCCGGCATGAGCATGGACGATGTCGCCGGCAAGACCAACGACCTCATCACCCTCGGCGCCGACCTCAGCTCGATGTTCGGTGGCACGACCACACAGGCCGTCGAGGCGTTGAGCTCCGCGCTCAAGGGAGAGATGGACCCCATCGAGGCGTACGGTGTGAGCCTCAACGACGCCACATTGAAGGCGCAGGCCGCCTCGATGGGACTGGGAGACCTGTACGCGGCAGGCGACCGCAACGCCAAAATGCAGGCCACCCTGGCCGCGATCACCCAGCAGACCGGCGACGCTACCGGCAACTTCGGCAAAGAGGCCGACACCGCCCAAGGCCAGCAGCAGCGGCTCAACGCCATGTGGGAGAACGCGCAGGCCGCGCTCGGCCAACAGCTCCTGCCCGTCGTGACCGCAGTCACCCAGAAACTCACCGAAATGGTCTCATGGGTGCAACAGAACAGCGCATGGCTCACCCCATTGGCGGTCGTGGTCGGCGTGGTCGCCGCCGCGATCATCGGAGTCAACGCCGCCATGAGCGCATACGCGGCCGTCGCCGCCATCGTCGCCGTCGCCCAGGGAGCCGTCAACGTGGCGTTCCTGCCCGTCGCTGCCATCATCGCTGCCATAGTCGCGGCGATCGTCCTGCTCGCCGCCAACTGGGAGACCGTCAAGAGCGTGGCCATGAGGTGCGCGCAGGCCATCAGCGACAAATGGAACGAGTTCAAAACATGGTTCGGCGGCATCGTGGACAGCATCGCCAACACGGGCAAGGCCGTGTGGGACAAGATAGCCGCGCCGGCCAAGACCGCCGTCGACAGGATCGGAGGATTCTTCAACGGCCTCAAGGATTCCGTGCTCGGAGTGTTCGACGACATCGTGGGAGCCATCAAGGGCGCATGGGACTGGGTCACCGGCCTATGGGACAAAATCACCGGCGCGTCCAACGCCGCAGCGTCCGTGTCCGCGCAGGCATCGGGCGCGAGCATGGAGCCCGTCGCGTACGCCGCCTACCAGCCCGCAAGGGCGGTCAGCCTCATGTCACGCACGCGCCCCGCCGGCGTCGCCTCGCGCGCCGTGGCCGCATGGTCAGCAAGCTCGCAAACCCGGCCGACCGTCCGCGAGGACCATGTGACCATCAACGTGCGGTTCGACGGACTCGTGACCGACCCCGAGGCCGTCGCCAGGGAAATCAGGAAAATCACCCGCGACTACGACCGCAAGCGAGGCAACCGATAATGCAGCTTCCCTACATGTATCTCGAAATAGGCGGCGTGCTGACCGACATCACCGACCACGACAACGCCATCGCGTCGCTCGCCTCGTTTTCCGTCGATTGGGGCACGGACTCGCCCGACAGCCAGCCCGAACCGAGCGTGCTGACCTTCAGCCTGCGTGACCGGACCGGCGCGCTGGCGGGCCGTGCGACCGAGCTCATGGGCTCGCGCGTGGTGCTCTACCTGACCGCGCCTCCCACCTGGGCGGACATGACGCGGATGGGCGCGTGGGCCGACCAAGGCACGGCCACGTTGGCCACGCTGCACCAGCGGTACCGTCCCATGTCCGCCGTCCAGCCGGACCCGCTCATGCCGGTCGTGTTCGCCGGCGAGATCCAATCCGGCGGCACCGTCACCCAACGCGCCGACGACAAGGGCTGGCTTATCGAATTGAGCGCGTCGAGCCAGCTGATCACATGGAAACGCATGCAGAAGCAGGGGCCGGTATCCTCGGCGGCGAAATACGAGGGCCAGCATTGGGTCGGCACGCCCGCCAGCCGGTTGGAGACCCTCAACACGAGGGCCTCCGAGGCTGGAGCGCCGACCGCCAGCACAGGGGACCTCTCCCTGCCCAACGCCGTCGCCGCGTACGAGACGAACAGCAGTCCGAGCCAGCTCGACCTCCTGCACAGGCTGTTCGCGCACGACCACCGTCTGCCCCTGTGGTATGAGCGTCCCCGGTGGACGCGCTCGACCATCGAGCCGACGGACCTAACTACGCCGGTCACGCTCACGGCGACATCGGACGGGCGCATGCTCGCCGTCCGGGGCGACCGGACGGGCGTGTGCCTCGACGCGGGCAAGGTCACCGCCGACGCGAGCCTGGAGATCAGCGAGCCCGTCACTCAGGTCACCGTCACCGCCAAAGCGGCCAAAGCGTCGGACGGCAAGCTCGAATGGGAGGAATCGGAATTAATCTACGGCGGCCGAGGCCGCCTGCCCGATAATCTGACCCGCCTGCAATCCAGCGTCACCAAGGAGTCGGACGCGGTGGTGGCGGACGAATCGGGCGGACTGCTCGACGGGGGTACGACCGCGCTCACCGACGCGCAACGCGAGCAGGCGGCCGCGTGGCTCGCCGCCTGGGACACCCGCCTGAAACCTGAGACCGTGACCATCGACGCGCTCGACATCGACCCAGCCAACCAGCCCGACCTCTACCGGTGCTATCCGCCCCCGCCCATCACGTTCGACGGCAGTCGATTCCACCGGCTCTCCGCCGGCGACGGCCAGCCTGCCTTCTCGGCCGCGTGGCTCGCCATCGGCGGACTGCTCGGCTTCGACTGGGTGGGCGGCCGTCCCCGCCTGCGCCACGAACTGACCATCATCCCCCTGCCCCACGCGGCGGCCACCAGTCCGATCCCATGGTCCGGGCTCGACGGCTGGACCGCCCAATGGCAGTCGGTCCGCTACTCGTGGACCGAGCTCGCCGCCATCAGCACCGTCACCAAAACCAAGGAAGGATAAATCATGTCCACCACGTCACTCTATGGCCTCTACTCGCCCGACCCCAGCGACCTCGTGTCCGAAGCGCCCGAGCAATTCGCGCAGATGTGCCAAAGCATCGAAACCGCATTGCACGAGATCGACCAGCGGGCCACGCCCGAAGGGACCGCGCCCGTGATTGCGCAGACCTACGAGGCGCTGGCCGGCATGACCGGCGTGATCGGGCAGACGGGCTACGTCACCGCCGACGCGACCGAGTCGCTCAACGGCCCCTACGTGTGGTCCGGGAGTGTGTGGACCCGTGTGTGGACGCGCGCGGACGCGGACACCGACATGTCTCCCGTGGACTGCGTGCCCTCGAACCTCGCGTCGTACGGCACCTGCACCGTCGTGAAGAAGCAGGGATGGGTGCATATGGCGCTCAACTGGAAATCGAGCGCGTCCGCCTCGTGGGGGTCGGGCGACATCGGGACCGTGCCCGAGGGGTACCGGCCGCCGTGGCGCGTCGAGTTCTCGCCCGTGGTGTCGAACGAGGTCAACAACAAGATGGTCTACATCACCACGGACGGCAAGATCGGCTACTCGAACCGCGGCGGCGCGCAGGACAGCACCGGGTTCAGCGGCAACTTCAGCTGGCCTCTCGCATAACCAATACAGGAGAAAGGAAACCCATCATGGACAAGACGGAGATCGCGGCGCTGGCCGTGGTCGGCGTGCTCATCTGCCTCGACTACCTCACCGGTCTGATGAAGGCCGCCATGCGGCACGACATCTCATCGGAGAAGATGCGCGAGGGCCTGTGGCACAAGAGCGGGCTCGTGCTGGTCATGGTATTGGCCATGGTCATCGAGCACGCCCAGCAGGTCATCGACCTCGGCTTCGCCGTGCCTTTGGTCGTGCCGGCCGGCGTGTACATCGCCCTGACCGAGACGGCCAGCATCCTCGAGAACCTCGCGACCATCAACCCCGAACTCGCCGACAGTCCCGTGCTGAAACTGTTCCGGTCCAGCAAGGAGGCGGAATGAGCGTCATCAAGAAGGCAATCGTCAGCCAGGGCAGCGGGCCGCTGAACCCGTCCTACTTCTGCGTCCACTCGACCGCGAACCCCGGGGCCACGGCCGCGAACCACGTCACCTACTGGTCGCGCAACCCGACCATCCCCATGGCCCACCTCGTGTCTGACTGGACCGAGGCGTACCACACCGTGCCCTACGACCGGCTCGTGGCCCACGTGGGCAACGGCAACAGCCTGTGCGAGGGCCTCGAGATATGCGAGGCGACCAACGAGACGGACTTCCAGCGCGGCATCCAGATCGCCGCGCAGGTCGTGCGCGAACGGCTCGCCGCGCGCGGCTGGGACACGGGCCGGCTCATCTGCCACGACGAGGCCTGCCGCATGTGGGGCGGCACCGACCACACAGACCCTATTCCCTACTTCACCAAGTGGGGATACTCATGGGACCAATTCAAACAACTAGTGCAAGGAGGAACCGACATGGCAATCACCACCGACGAGGCCAAGCAGATCGCGGCCGAGGTCTGGAGCTACCAATACGACCCCAACCAACCCAACATGTACAACGCCGTCCAATACGAGATGGGCGGCAAAATCTGGGGCTACGACTACAAGAAGAGCGCCCCGGGCGGCAACGTGTACAACACGCTCGTGTACGAGACACAGGGCCAGCTCAAGGAGCTCAAGACCATGGTCACCGCCCAGACCGCCGCCATCGAGGCCCTGTCCAAAAGCATGGGAGCCGATCCCCAGCAGATCGCCAAGGCCGTCCAGGACGCCGTCAAGGCCAAACTCGACGCGCTGGAGATCACCGTCACCGCCACCGACGGCGACTAA